ACGATGCTTCCGACGAAATGGAAAGGCGATCGCTGGTGGATCGTCGCTCTACACGGCGAAGTGGTCGGGGATGATGAAAAGTTCGGCTGCCTCAAGCGCGAAATCATAGGCGAGTGTTTGTAATTCACCAATCCCCGTTGCTGGAACCCTCGGGGATAGCGGCCACTGGCCCGGTCTTACTGATCCGCCGGTCCCGGTGGCCGCTTTAAATTCGAGTAAAAAAAATGCAGCTTTGTTCGCCCGACTGGCCAGTTGGCCCTCAAATAAACCGAGCATGGTGCGCTGAAGCGGGACTAGGCGCACCCCGAGCCTAAGACGGAAGTGATCAGACCCGGACGGGGGTCATGGAAAACCTTGGGACGACGGCAGGAGGGCGGTGTGTGGCATTGCTCGATCGTTCGTCACCGTCCAAAATTATCGGCAACCGAAAGAAGGATAAACACAATGCCACTTCCAGAAGGTTACGCCCTCCGCAAGGGCGACGAAGTTCTGATCCGCGCGCGAGCCAAGCGCGATGCTCGCATCGATGATGACCCGGAACCGGCATGTTATCTCGAGATCGTCGGGAATGAGCACAAGAACTTTTTCATGCCGTGCTCTGGAATTCACTCGCTTTACCGGCGCATTTGGAACGAGGGAGATCGCGTGCGCGAGCGTCAGGAGCCGGCATCCTGTGGCGAAGTGGTAGCCGTCCACGACGGGTGGGCCTGGGTCAAAATGGACAGGGGGCGCATCATGGTGACCTTCGAGGTCAATGAGCTAGAAGCGGCGCCCGAAGAGGTCGCCGTCGAAACGATAACGGAGGCGGAATTGCTGGCTGGGGATAGACTGATATGACAAAGACAGCTCAAGTTGAGACTGATACGGCGTTGCCGCTTGGTGACACTCCCCCCGAGAAAGCGAAAACGAAACAGGTGGCCACTCGCATTGAGCAGCCGCCGGTTCGCACCATCGCTTCCCCCCTCGACATCGTTCAGGCCGCGATGAACAGCGGCAACGTCGAGATGTATAAGGAGGCTGTGGCACTCTACAAGGAAATGGACGGCTTGGCCGCGCGCAAGGCGTTTGACAACGCGATGGCTGATGCCCGCGCAGAAATCCCGGTCATTCGCAAAGATCGCCGTGTCGGCTTCGATTCGAAGAAGGTAGGCGCCACTCGAACCGATTACGCCCATGAGAGCCTCGCCGAGATCGCGCGCACGATCGATAAGATTTTGTCAGCGCACGGGCTTTCCTATCGCTTCCGGGTGTCATCCGAAATCAATCAACCTGTCAAGGTTACCTGCATCATTTCCCATCGCGACGGGCATTTCGAAGAGACATCCCTACAAGCCGGCCGCGACGATAGCGGCAACAAGAACGCTATTCAGCAGGTCGGTTCCACCGTCACCTATTTGCAGCGCTACACGCTCAAGGCCGCGCTCGGACTTTCGGCGGCAGAGGACGACGATGGGAAGAGCAGCGAGCCGTCCACCGCACAATCCGCACCCCCGCCAGGGTCGATCACCCATGCGCAAGCAGATCAGATCATGGACCTGCTCGATAGCAAAGGAGCCAGCCGCAGTGCGTTCCTGCAATGGTTCAATACGCAGCTGGCCAAGGCGCCTTACATCGAGCATATCCATGCGGATCACTTCGACGCATGCATTGCGGCAATTTCACGGTTCAAGCCGAAGGCATCCTGACATGATACAAATCCACAACATGCCTCAGAATTCTCCGGAGTGGTTCGACGTCCGCAAGGGCATCCCGACAGCATCCCGGTTCTCCGATCTGCTCGCAAAGGGAGAGGGCAAGACCCGCGCTTCCTACATGCGGTTTTTGGCCGGTGAGATCATCACCGGGGAACCGGGCGAGAGTTTCCAGAGCGACGCGATGAAGCGCGGCCACGTGATGGAGCCCGAGGCGCGCGATCTCTACGCGTTCACAATGGGCGCCGAACTTGAGCAAGTCGGATTTATCACCAATGGTCCGAAAGGCGGCAGCCCCGACGCGCTGATCGGTGCCGATGGTCTATTGGAAATCAAAACCTGCAACCCTCCCGTGCTGATCGACATCATCGACCGGGACCAATTCCCCCCCGCTCACAAAGCGCAGTGCCAGGGAAACCTTTGGGTTTCTGAGCGCGAGTGGTGCGATCTGGTTTGCTATTGGCCGCGCATGCCGTTTTTCGTCAAACGGGTGTTTCGGGACGAGGCATACATTCGGGAGCTATCGGCCGAGGTTGACCGTTTCAACACGGACCTGAATAATCTTGTCGCGAAAATCCGCAGCTACGGAGCGGCGGTGAAATGAGCGACATCAGCGGCAGGCTGTTTCAGCGTGTGGGCGATAGCCTTGTGCCGGCGGATCAAGCCGCCGTTGAGTTCGTTCGATCGCTACCAGAGGACAAGAAATTGTTGCTTGATCACAGGGAGCCGAGACATCCCGACAATCACGCACATTTTTTCGCTATCTTGCGTGTCTGTTGCGAGCAGCTCGACTACGGCTCTGAGGAAGAACTGCTAGACGCCGTAAAAATCGCGGTTGGGCATGTGAGGCCGATGCAGAAGTTGGATGGGGATATGGTGTTTCTCCCAAAAAGCATCAACTTTGCCAGCATGGGCGAGGACGCTTTCAATCGGTTCAAACTTCGCGCGCTCTATGTGCTCGGGCAATTGCTCGGGGTTGACCCGGTGATGTTGTTGAAGGAAGTTCCGCCAGTGAAAAGGAATAAGGCATGATACTCTCAAAACCTGATGAGGAGACGACGATGGAAACCGCCGGTTGGGAATGGATGCTAGTGGAAGTCATGGGCTTCCGAAAGCATTGGGGACGCACGCGCGAGGAGGAACGGATCGGCGGCAAGTTCCTACGCGTTGATATTCCGAACAAAGGTGACCCTGCCGTGCACGGCTGGACCACGCATTTCTACGGAGCACCGGCGATCTTCTCGATCACGCTGACCGATGAGGTCACTGTGATGAAAGAGAACATGCCATGGGATTCTCCGGCCAGACTTAGACTTAGGTACGAGCCGATGGAAGTGATCGAACCTGAGCCGTCGCCACCTATTCCGCCGATCGTGATCTTAAACGACGATGATGCCCCTGATCCTAGCGTCATCCACGATGACGAAATGCCTTTCTGACAAAGTAAAGGGAATGGAAATAATGGATACAGTAAGGCGCATAGTCGGACCGACAATCCTGCTTCATAGCGGATGCTATTTAGATTTCGAGGCGCCTGGAGCAGGTCTCTTCACGATCGAAGATATCGCACACGGTCTTTCGATGACGTGCCGATTCGCAGGACAATGCAGCCGATTTTATTCTGTGGCGCAACACTGCGTGCATCTGAGCGAGATCGTCCCGCCAGATCACGCATATCAGGGCTTGATGCACGACGCGGCGGAGGCGTTCGTCGGCGACATGACAAAGCCTCTCAAGGACATGCTGCCGGAGTTCAGCGTCATAGAGGAGCGGGTCGAGGCAGAAATATTCAACCGCTTCAATGTCGAGACACCGTTTCCGCCAACGATCAAAGAGGCTGATATCGTCATGCTCGTGACAGAGCAATACCAGTTGATGAAAAACCGCGACGATTGGGAATATTGTCGCGGTCGCAAGCCGCTTGATCGTGTCCTGCCGACGTGGACGCAAGGTCAGGCAAAATCGAAGTTCATGAAGCGCTTCTACGCTCTCACCGGCCGCAACTCATGAAGCGACCGAAACGAAAGACAATCCCGCTCGGGGTGAAGCGAATGGTGCTCACACGCCAAGGAGGCTATTGCCCAGAGTGCGGAGAGGTTCTGCGCAACGATACCGAATACGATCACCGGCCTGCAATTATCTTGCGGCAGGTGAACGCCGCGGGAGACGATTACGACCCGCCGCAGAATGATCCGGATCACATTGAGGCGCTACACAAGTCATGTCATCTTCGGCGCACTGTCGGCCGGGTAGTTGGAGCGGCCAAGACCGTGACCACGAAGGGATCTGATGCAGGATTGGCAGCCAAGTTTCGCAGGCTTGAGCGGCCAATAAAGACGAAGCGTAAATGGCCGTCCGGCCCTAAGATGCAGTCGAGACCGTTTCCGAAGAAAGGAACACGCAAGTGATGACGATATTTTTTGTTGGAGGAGGAATCGTGATTGTAGGGATTCTGATCGTACTGGGGCTTATTTTAGACGCCCATTGTGAGATGCAGCGAGCAGAGGATTGGGAGGATCGCGATCATGGGTGAGACAATTTCCGCCAGGAGCGACCGCATGAAGAAACCAATAACCACCACTCGCGAGGATGACGATAGGGCTATCCGCTACATCGAAGTCGTCATCACGGGGCGCGGGATGGTGGAGGGTCAGCTTCAGCATGATTTGCTGACGCTGGTAATACAGCACATCCGAAATACGCGCGCCCTCGTCGAGAGGCTGCGCGAAGAATTGGTGTCAAAATGACCGGACGAGCCCCGAACCATCCCAACACTACCCGAACGCACTGCCCGCACGGGCACGAATACACGGCGAAAAATGTCAAGCTGCTGCCCTACATCCGAAAAGATGGATCGACCGGGCACAAGCGGCAGTGCAGAACCTGCAAGCATTGGTCCGATAAATCGCGCGATACCAGGGCTAGGAAACCAGCTCCAGAAGCGAGGGCCAGCGAATGACAGCGATTCTGCTCCAGTTCCCATCGGATCGCGTGCGCCGCTCGATCGACGACTACCGGCCCGAGCCGGCGGAAATCCACATTGCATTCATCGGTCAGCGGGAGGACCGGATTTCGCGGGAGATAGTGGACGCGTGGATAGCGTTTTTCTGGGGCGCAGGCGGGATGCTATAGCGGTCCCGCATGATGCTCTTTGGCCCCGGCTCGATTGGCGGGAGCGGAGAACTGCAATCGGTAACGCCGCCGACATAGTGGCAGCCTTCGGGAACGCTCGATCCCTGCGCGTCAGTGAAAGAACCGCGGCGCGGCACCGATCAGTTCAGATGCGATCCAGAATGCGAGCACCAGTCCGAGCATCCTGGCGCGTCCGAATCCATCCATGCCGGCCGTGTACAGGCAGGCGAACACGAATGCGAACGCCAGACAGATCAATCCTACATTGGCCATGACGATAGACTCCTTGGTTTAAAACCGACCGAGCAGCATGAGGACCACGATGATGACGAGGATCAGCCCGAGGCCTCCTCCTCCGT